TTCAAATATATACTCACACTACTGGAAAGAAGCCATGACCCTAGAAGAAATAGGAATCAAATATGGTGTTACTAAAGCACGTGTGTGGCAGATAGTTAGGTTCAACCAACTAGGTGACGGAGACTACTACACAGGTTATAAAGCATACATGGATAAAAAATCTGAGATAGATAACACACCTGAATTAACCACTAAACAAAGAAGCACCCAATTAAGAGAATGGTTAAATAATCAAAACATAAGGCTTATAAAAGGTAAATACGACTCTTCAACCGTTGGCTAATGATCATTTTGAATATCCTTTTAATCACTAGTGACTTATAGTTTAATAAAGGTAGTTAGCTAATACAGGCTAACGTAACAACCTTTAAGGAGGTATATTATGGCAGCAGCCGTTGAAACTATGGCTTATGCAGGGGAAGTTCCCTGGCATGGGCTAGGCGTTAAAGTCGATAATGATCTAACACCTGACGAAATGTTAGTACAAGCTGGACTTGATTGGACAGTAAGTAAGCGTGAAATATTTACATATGATAACGCTGACCCTGATAAGTCTAAAGACTTAATCATGGCACCTAACCACTCACTATTAGTACGTGATAGTGATAACCAAATATTTGGACCATGTGGACCAAAGTTTATACCCACCCAAAACCGTGACGCTTTTACGTTCTTTAAAAAGTTTACCGACGCTGGTAACATGACTATGGAAACTGCAGGTTCACTAAAAGACGGTCGTCAAATATGGGGTATGGCTAAAGTAGATGAAAGCTTTACCTTACCAGGAGACGATAGAGTACTAGGTAATTTACTTGTGTCGGTTAGTCATGAGTGGGGTAAGTCTAATGAAATTAGATTCACACCTATTAGGGTAGTGTGTAATAATACACTTAGTATGGCGTTAGCTGATAAAACTCAGCCACACTTTAAAATGGCACACACTAAAGCTTTTGACGGTGACTTAATAACTACCGCAGAAGAAGCACTAGGTCTAGCAAGTAACCGTATGAAAGAATACAAAGAAGCAGCAGAGTATTTATGTAGTAGAAAATATACTAAAGATACTGTAGTTTCTTATATAGCTGACTTAATGCAACCTAAACTAGCGTTACAGCAAAAAATACTAGAAAACACTAAGGACGAACAAAAGTACGTGGCTCGTGCTACTATGCTTGATGAGTTTCAACGTGCACCTAGTAAGGTATACGAAGCACTAGAACAACAACCAGGAGCCAACTTAAAAAGTAGTGCTGGTACTTGGTGGGGTGCTATGAATGCAGTTACTTTTGTAGTTGACCATAAATGGGGACACGACCGTGACGCAGCAATGCATAACGCTTGGTTTGGGGCTAGGGCTGGTTTAAAAACTAGAGCCATGACTAAAGCTATTGACTACGCTAACGCTGCATAATATGCATCCAGCGTACGAAATTAACTTTGTTTACTTCCTACCTGACTATCCTAGTCGGGTAGTGAAGTTTAACATGACTGAGATGCATAAAATTAAAGGCGGTGGTATCTACATAGGTGATCCTATAAAAATGGCTCCTCCTTTACATATTCACCAAGCTGAGCGTTGGTATAAAGTTCACACAGGTAAGAAAAAGAAATTTAAAACAGCTAAGTGTGGACAAATTGATTTATATAAAGTACTGATGAAAAAAGCAGTACCCTACACCGAGGATGATATGAAAAACCTATACAAAAACCATAAGGTAGATATACCAAAACCTAATAATTATTGTAAGACTGTCCGTGGTCGTGACCCACACGACACTAGTCTTATATTAACTAGAACTGATAAAGTACCTATGAGTCAAAAGAATAAAGACAGGCTCAAACACTACGAAGGTAAACCCACTATTCAAAAAGTTTTAGATAAAGGCGTACTGACTCTTAATGATATAAAGTACGATATAAAGCTAGGGTATATAACTAAAGGATCCTAATTTTAGGCGTAATGTGAGCCGTTTTAAGCCCTTGATTAAAGTAAAAGGTATAAAACCCTTAGTTTATAAATCAAAACGGCTCGAGCCTTTAAAATTAACATAAGATTTTACTTTACTAATTTATATTCAGTAGGTAATATATTTATATACTATTTATCAGGAGTAAATAAATGGATAAAAATGAAAAACATTGGGTAGTAAGTTATGGTTCTAAGTCTTTAGATAACAGAGCTGAGATTCTTTGTGCTGAAGAAAAAGAAGTAGAAGGTTGTTGTAATTTAATTGACCAAAGATACAACCCAGAAACCATATATGTTTTTACTAGACCACACACTAGTGAGTTAGAAGGATATTTTTGGAAGGGTGGGAATCTACTTGTCAATGGAAGATAATATTCAAATACCTATACCAGACAGAGCTGAAAGTGCTCCTCAGGTTTATTATTTCTACAAACTAGAGATAGGTGACCATATGGATATAGACACCCAAGATCCTGCTGAATTAAAAAGAGTCCGTGGTGCTGCTAGTGTATACGGTAAACGGAATGACAAAGTGTTGGTCACTCGTAGTATAATAAATCATGAAGGTAAAAAGATACTAAGAATATGGAGGAGTAGGTGATATTATGACTGAACGAGTTTCATACTTACGTTGCTCAGCACCAAAGTGTGATAACCCCTTACCAGGACAAAGAACTAAATTTTGCAGTTCAAAGTGTTCTATAAAAGTTTCAAGTCTTAGAAGGTCAGAAGAGTGTAAAAAAGTTTATGCTTCTTTAGATTGGGCTGGTGGACCTAGAGGTATGGTAAGCGAAAGTTCAGTTAAAAAAGATGAATGTTTTGTAGGTGGTACCGATCGTTGGTGTAATGATGATTACCATGTAGATCCAGAGATTTTTGCTATAGCTGAAGCGAATCATGATAAGTATTTAATAGACAGAGCTGAACATGAAAACAGGGTAGTTATAGATGGACTTAATATTTTTAAAGAATCTTACAATGAAAACCACAACACAAGCTACGAAACTCAGTTGTATCGTAAAAGAAGAGAAAATGAAGACTACGTTGAATTAAATAGAGCAACGCAAAGGATATACTATGCCAAACACAAAGAAAAAATTGACGCCAAAGCAAGAAAAGTACGCTCAGAACGTAGCTAAAGGTATGTCTAAAAAAGACGCAGCCATAGATGCAGGGTACAGCGAGAAAAATGCAACAAGAGCTGGATACACCCTTGACTCTGATTCAAACCCTATGGTAAAACAACGTATTGGCGCATTACAAGAAAAAGCAGCCAAAAAAGTAGAGCTCAATCTTAGTACTCATTTAACTGATTTAAAAGATATTAGAGAAGGAGCTATGCGTAATGGTGCTTGGTCTGCTGCGGTAACTGCGGAAGTGGCAAGAGGTAAAGCAGCAGGACTTTATGTTAATCGTAGTGAGTTGACTGTAAATAGAGTAGATACTATGTCAAAAGAAGAAGTATTAGAACGTATGAAACAACTATATTACGACACAGGTGGAGTACTGCCTGCTGGTAAAATCATTGAAGGTGAAGTAGAAGATGAAATTGAAAAGAATAATTAACAACTGGGTAACTAAATATCTGTCTTGGTCTTTACAACGTAAAGCTGATAAACTTGCGAGAAAATATCTAAATGTCAAATAAATGGCACGGTGGTAAGGGCAGTAAAAGACGCCCTGAAGATTCTAAAAAATACTCAGATAACTGGGATAAAATATTTAATAAAGAACGGGATATCAGTAAGTTAAAGAATGTGACAGAAATAAAAAATGTTAAAAGAAAACACTAAAATCTTTATCACTACTTTTACTGTAACTAGTTTATCAGGTGAGGAAAAAACGTTCCCTGGACCGTTTATTTTTGCTAACACTTATCAAGAAGCTAGTGAAGAGGCAAGCGTATTAAACATAGAAATAGTGGGGGAGTTAGATGAAGAAACTAAATTACCCATACTACATTAAGGAGTAAAATGGATAGGTCAAAACCATACAGAATTAAAAATACAATGTTAGCCATACAATCTGACTGGATGATAGACAAAACCACGTTAGCTATACTACAAGACGCTGAAACTGATATTGTAGATTTCCATAACAGTGACGGCACAAAAGAATTAAAAATACCTTTACAAGAATATATAAAAGAAGAATTACCTGACGTTTACTCCGTGCCTTTATTCACGGAAGATTTCTGTGATATGATGTTAGATGAAATAAAAAACATCGAGCATTACTTAGGGTTCACTGAAAATGATGACGAAGATGAATTACGTCAAATACCTGAGGTAACTCTACAAGACAACATCCCACAACTTAGTTCTAACTTACACAGCGTAGTACTTAACCATATGAACCCTTTATTTACCGCAGTGTGGCAACGTTACAGTTTAAAAATAAATTCAATACAATTAGCTAACTATAATCTAGCCAAAAGAGAACAAGGCGAATGGCACCATGACGCTAGTGCTGATATATCGGTAGTAGTACCTTTAAATACTGGTGACTATGAAGGAGGAGGTACTGAGTTTCATGGTAGGGGCATAGTATCCCCTTTACCAAGAGGACATGCTTTGTTTTTCCCTAGTTTTACTCACATGCACCGTGGACTAAAGGTCGGTAAAGGCGATAGATATCTATTGGTATTTTGGCTATTAGGAGCGTATGAGTAGGCTTTACTATGTTAAGGATGTAAGGTTTAATTACCTTAGTTAGTTAGTAACTAGTCCGATTTTCCCACGAGCGTGGAGGTTTGTACAGACTTAAAACAACAAAGCCAATATTTGCAAGGCATTTTGGCAGTTTACGCCTACCAACCATAAACTGCCTTTTTACTATAGGAGCATAAATGAAAGACAAACCCAAGCTAACATTAGTTAGCGACAACCCAGATCTTAACACATACTATGTACCATTTACCTCTATAGAAGTAGATATACACCCCGTTAAAGCACGTTCATACGATGAGGCTCTAATAAAAGCTGGTGAAGGTAAAATGGAAAAGATAGTAAGAAGAGTTAAACTCGAAGAAACCCGTAGTAACGATGTATACATGAATCCAGATATGGATACTACTACCCTATTCGCTAGACAAATAGACCATTTTGAACTCGATATAAAAGATTATGACTATCCTATACCTTCAGCGTGATGTTTACTATAGTTTACTTTTAACTTATAAGGAGTAAATTATGGATAGAGATTTAGCTAGAGAATTAGAAGTATCACTTAGGCTATTAAAAAGGGTAGTCAACGCGAGTGAGAACCCTGATAACGTTCAGGAACACTTAGCCAACTACACCGCCTTTATACAGGTAGAGATGGTAGTAAAAAACTACATAGAACTAAGTGAACTAGCTAGAAGTAAAAGGGCTAGTTAGTGAAAAAAGAAGTAAAGAATATACAGCTTATGCTAGAAAGCTTAGAAGCTGATTTAATTAAACTGTGGAGGTTTATATGTCGGAAGTAAATTGTAATAATAAATGTAATTGGTCAAATAGTTTTACTATTAACGGTCTAGGCACTCTTGATAGTGTTTTAGAGTGTGAAACTTGTGGTAAACGTGATTACCAGACTAACCGTCAGCGACCAGAGCATTTAAGACACTTAGAAACAAAAAGATACAAAGCCTTAAAAGATTTATTCAAGCCAAGGTTTTAAAGAACAGGAGGTTAAGTAGTATTCCGAAAACAGCTGTTTACTGAGTGACGGCGAAATCGACCTAGATGTGTGAGACACCCATACTACGAAACAAAGTATTAGTTAACAACCTCCTAAGCATAATGCGGGTTAATCTAGGACACTCAGTACAATTTAACATTATTCCATATTGTATGGATTAATCTAGTCTTCTTGCTTAGTGGCGGACTAATACAAAGGTAGCATAGTGCCATACAATATGGCTCCACTATTTCACTTACTACCACACTAAGTACTCAAATTATTCTTTTTGAGTATGCTTTACTTTACTTATGATCAAGCTTATTATTACCCTGTAACTTAAATAAACCTTTAAGGAGGGTACAAAATATGACTAAAAAAGCTACAACTAAAAAAGCTTACACTAGAAAAATCGGTGGTATAACTATTGATGCTAGTAAACTAAGCCAAGTAAAAACCAAAGTAAAAGAAGCTAAAACCAATTCTAGCTTAAAGTTTGGTAAATTTCATCCTGACGCTAAATTAAAAGCGACAGGTAAAAAAGTGACCAGTGACGAGAATAACGCTAGAGTTAAATCCGTTAGTGGTAAAACAGTAAAAGAAGCACTAGCAGGAGGTTTATATACTGCTACTGACCTTAACTATGATATCTATAAAATTAAAACTTTAGAGATTGTTTAGTGTCGGTTAAGTGTGATAAATGTAGGGAGCCTATTGTCCCTACATTTTTTGGTGAACATAAAACAAAAGTCTGGACTAAGTACACTCTACATCCTACACGAAATGTAAGCTTGAGTGTCTGTAAAGCTTGTTATAAAGAGGTTCACCCTCAAAAAGAAATAGTTGACTATGGTTTACCTTCGGGTTGATGCCGTTAATACTATATTTAGTTAATTATTAATTTATAGGAGTAAATTATGTCAAAACCGAAAGAGTGTGTCATCTGTAACGGTGATATAGAACAGAAAAAAACCCCAGAGGGTGAAGTATATTGGGATCAGGGTGAAAACGCTGAGCCTTACGCAAAAGGTAGATGTTGTATGACGTGTAATTTAATACATGTACTACCTTTAAGAATGGCTACTGCGGGGTTTAAAATATGAACCTAACTGAAAAACAAAAAGAGTATTTACCATACTACGTCATGCTTGACTTGATGTTAGAGTCTGGTAAAATGAATATGTACGGTGCACCAGCTAAACTACGTGAGTTGCACCCAGAACTAGATAAACGTAAATCTATCGACGTTGTGGCGGGTTGGATGCAAAGTAAAACAGGAGGCGATAATGAGTAGTTTGTATAATTGTTTACTTGTTGATCCGTTTACCGAGTCAGTAGTACGGGTTCAACTACCTAAAGAAGATTTTATAGATAGTTGTAAAAAAGTTATGGGTATCACTAGTCCTGTGGATATAGTGACCCTACACCCTAAGTATATGGTTATAGTAGACGATGAAGGTTTACTTAACGAAGTGTCTCAAAGGTATTTTAAATTACAGGAAGTAGATCAGCCTTTAGCTGGTCGTGCTATTATTGTATCATTTGACCCTGAAAGTGGTGATACGGTTAGTATAGGTGATGACGCCTATGACTATTATAGTTCTACCACTAACTTTAAACCTGACGGGCATATTGAATCACCATACATGGCTTATGTGCCTGTTACTAACGATGCTTAACCTAGAAGACAGTAAGTCAACACTATATAACGCAATAACTGATCTGCCTTTTAGTAACGGGGAGGTTCTATTGATTAGTCCTCCCTTATCTGATGAGCTACATAAAAGTTGCCCTGAGTTTAGTCAGATTACTAAAATTGTATTTTGGGCTGACGGTAGGTACGTGATGCTTCACTGTGAAACAGTAGATGAAGGTAGGTTTACTAGCCACCGTTCAGTACACGGACTTATGAACTATATAGACCACGAAGTTATATTAGCTTGGGCTAACGCAAAAGCTTAGTAAATGACCGATGAAAAACGTAAAATAATACGAGTTATTTTATTTTTGTGGTTAATGTTTATTATCTTTTAGACTATCCTATACCTTGTAGTTGATCCTTTTTATACTATATAGGTAATTAATTAAAAGGAGTAAATTATGCAGATTACAATACCAGCACCTATCGGCTACACTAAAGTAGAAGACGGTGTTTATAAAGGCAGTGACGGCAATCTATACCACGATGAGACCGTGCTGCGTTACCGAGTGATGCGTAAACATTTAAAACCGCCTTACGATTCAAGTGGTTGGTCTTTATTTAGTAGCCATTCTAAAGAAGACTCCGCTGTTGATACTATGTTTGATAACCTAAAAGAAGATTTTTATGATTACAAAATAGTTGATAACGGTGAAGCTACCACTATCAAAAGATTACTAT